GTTATTACCTACTCAGATGCAAGTACCCAAACATTTACATTGCCTTCGTCTAAGGTCGTGAGAATACCTGTGGGAAGCCAACTAACAATACCAGGTGCAGCGACTTACTTTGATGTGGTCTTAAAACTTGGTGGAACTGCAAAGTCAGAAACCTATCGCATCAACATAAAAGACGAGTGTAGTAAATACGAAACAACGGACATCTTTTTTATGAATCGTTTGGGGGGATTTGATTCCTTCCGTTTCAATATGGTGCGGAGAGATACATTTGAGGTGGAGAGAAAGCAATTCCAATCCAATCCGTACACACTCAATGCGACATACGGTTATGCGACAAGCGTTCGCACTCGTTCAAACTACCATACAAAGGCAAGTCAGAAAATCAAGTTAAACTCAAATTGGATTGACGACACCGAATCCGCTTGGTTAAAAGACCTGATTGAATCACCGGTGGTCTATATGTATGACGGTACATTGTATGCAGTCAACATTGACAATGCAACCTACGAGCAAAAGAAGGGTGTGCAAGACAAGTTGTTCAACCTTGAACTTGATGTTACATTGTCATTCGCTGACAAATCACAACGACTATGATCAGGTTATTAGTCAATAACTCACCAGTTGACCTAACGGACAACTTTGATATTCTCATCACCAAGTCAATCGCTGACATCAAGTCACCTGAAACAAGGTCAAGTGAGTGGACAAAGACGGTTGTCATTCCTGGTACTCGTGCGAACAACAAACTATTTGGTCACATCTTTGAGGTTGAACAAACCATACAAGGCACTACGCAGTTTGCACCCGACTTCAATCCTAATAAGAAAGCGGATGTCGTGGTGTTGCTTGACGAGGTTGAGCAGATGCGTGGATTTATCCGATTAATTCAAATCAATGTGCTGGATTCAACGGACATCCAATATGAATGTTCCTTGCACGGACAAACGGCAGACCTATTCACGACCATCGCAGACCGCAAATTGAATGTGTTGTCGTTCCCTGAATACAATCACACATTGTCAAGTGGCAATATCATTGATTCTTGGGATAATCAGATTGTAAAGAACGGAAGTCCACAAGCATTTGCCTACGGAAGTGGCTATGTTTATGCGATGATTGATAGAGGATATTCAGGATTGAGAAACATCACCCAATGGGAAGCAGCGTGGTTCACTCCGTGTTTGTATGCCAAGACCATTGTTGATAAGATATTCACAAATGCCGGGTACTCGTACACAAACGATTCCTTCTTTAATACTGACCGATTCAAAAGATTAATCATTCCACCACCAAACGGATTGACGGGCAACTCGGCATTGTTGACACAACGATTGTTTAGGGGATCAAGAGCAACAACAAGTCAGAGTATTGATTTAGGAACTACCTTGATATTCAACAACGATTCAACCGGTGGAAACTTTGACAATGGTGGCAACTACAATCCGACAACTGGTCAATACACCGCACCGATCGGTGGAGCATACAATTTCTTGATTGAATTTGGAATGCAGTTTGCCGTGACCGGTTATTCACCACTCAATCCACCTGATGTCTTTGGGATGTTTGGCTTGTATGTCAACGGAGTTTTGAAGTCAACTGCAACAATCAACATTGATGCAGCGAATCAGCCATCATCAGAATATATTTACCTTACATCGCCAAGCGTTGCAAGTGGTGATTTGATTGACATCCGATTAGTTCAGATTTATGACCAATCCAATGCCAAGAATTTGACAAATGCCTTGTTCAGTTTGACAATGGGTATCGGTTCGTTTATGGAGAACAACCAAAACGCTTTTAACTTTGCATACAACGAAACGGTTGAATTTTCTATATTCCTAAACTCGGAAGTCAAGCAAAGCGAGATGCTGATGTCGTTTGTCAAGATGTTCAACTTGTACATTGAACCAACCCAAGACCAACCAAAGGTTCTGCGGATTGTTCCCCGTGATGATTTCTACAATGGGGTGAATGTGGATTGGACAAAGAAACTTGACTACTCACAACCCGTTGAGATTATTCCTATGGGTGATCTTGATGCAAATCCCTATGTATTTAGTTACAAAGAGGGAGCAGATGAATCAAATAAACAATACCAGGAACTCTATCAATCCACCTACGGATCACGCACCTACAAAGTTGACAATGATTTTGTAAAGACCGAGAAGAAGATTGACATTGTTTTCTCACCTACTCAGATAAAAAACTATGACAACGGACAAACAAACTTTGTCTTGAGTTATGTTGAAGCTCAGAAGGATGGCGATTTGCGGATTTTGTACTATGGTGGAACGCAGAACAATGTATCTTGGAGATTCTATGCACCATTCTATGGAGTTGGCAACTTCCCTTATGTGGTACAACGAAAACTCCCATTGACTATCCACTATGACAACATCACCAATCCGACCTTTGACATACTATTTGGTATGCCGAAAGAACTTGGTGTTGGTGCTGGTTACAAATACGGCAATTCAAACCTTGTCACAAACTACTATTATCGTTTTATCACGGAGATCACCAATAAAAACTCCAAGATTGCACGAGCTTATTTCAGAATCACGCCATCGGATTGGTTTAACTTACGATTCAACAACTTGTACTTTTTTGAAGGGCAATACTGGAGATTGAACAAGGTCAGCGATTACAATCCAGTTGAAGAAGGCGTTTATGAATGTGAATTTCTTTTGGCTCAGTTCATCCCACCGGCAACCATCACAAACAAAACTATCGGTGCAGGAACGGGGCAAGGACAAGAAACGGAAGATTACGGAGATATTTATCCCGGTGGAAGCAATCCTATCCGACCGGGTATCCGCAAAGTAAATGTAGGCGGAAGCACGGGAAGTGGTGGCGGTGTGTTTACTGGATACGATATTGTGCAATCTTCGGATGGTGCAAACAATGCAGGTCTTGGATTGAGGCGAGTGAATTATTCAATGGGTGCTGAGGGAAGTGTGGCTCTTGTCTGCAACGACTTTGAAGTCACCAAACCTGATACACTTTATGTTGGCAACTACGAGATGTATCCAAACTTCTTGAGTGGTGGTGCAGTTATAACGGTATCAGCAAATTACTCAGCAACAAAAGAAGATTGGTTGATTTTGGCAACTACAACTGCTGGTAATTTTACAATCACTCTACCTGATCCAACTGGACTAAGTGGTAAAACTTGGGTTATCAAAAAGCCATTGCCAAGTCATCAAGTGGTAATTGCCACCGCAACTGCTGCACAAATAGACGGCAGCGACACGCACACACAAACATCAGCACACTCATACGATGTCATCACTACTGATGGCGTTCAATTTTACATAATAGCAGAAGCACACTAATGGCACTAAACGCAACGATTGACCTAACCGTCAAAAAACCCGACTTCAAATCAATGAAGTCCGAAATAAAGGAACTGACTATCGCAGCTCAACAAGCGGTGATGCAGTTCGGTGAGTTCTCACCTGAAGCCGTGAGAGCAGAACAAGCACTTGCCGGTGCGAGGGATAGGATGGATGATTTCAATGATCGTGTGAAAGCGGTGAATCCCGACAAGTTTGCAAAATTAAACACCGTTGTGATGGGCGTTGCAAATGGATTCCAAGCAGCACAAGGTGCGATGGCATTGTTCGGAAACGAGTCAAAGGACTTTGAGAAGACGATGATCAAGTTGCAAGGTGCAATGGCATTGACACAAGGTCTTGAAGGATTAGGAAAGATTCAGCAACAATTCACCGCAATCTTCACGGACATTGCAAGTGGTGCCAAGAAAGCATTTGCAGCAATTAGAGCGGGTATTGGTTCAACTGGTATCGGATTAATTGTGGTTGCACTTGGTTCAATAGTCGCTTATTGGGATGAAATCAAGACGGCAATTATGGGCGTTTCGGAAGAAACAAAGAAAGCCAAAGTTGAGCAAGACAAATACAACCAAAGTATTCGTGATTTGAATCGTGAAAGAGAATTGTTGTTGTATGGAGAATTGGCATCAAAGAAATCTGAATTGGCTGAGATTGAAGCGAATCAAAATAAGATTGGCGAAGATTATATCAAAATACAAAAACGAATAAAGCAAATTTCAGACGTTCGGCGATTGACTGATTCTAATTATGCAAAGGATGAAGAAGCACAATTGCGACTTACACTTCAAGCCAATACATTAAAAAGCGAACAACTTGTAAATGATGAAATAAGAACTCGCCAAGCAATAAGAAGAATTGAAGAGAACGATGCTGCAAAGAAACTTGCAGATGCAGAAAAAGCAAAGCAACAAAGGAAGACCGCACAAGCGGAAGAGGATGCACGATTGAAGGCGATTCAAGATGGGGAAGATTTAGTCAATGCACAAAACAAAAAACACGAGGAGGATTTATTCAAAGAATTAAATACAATTAGAGGTGCTGGACTATTCAAACAAGGTGAGCAATTAAAGACATACACCGATGAAGAATACATATTGTTGGCAGCAGCAGCAGCGAGAAGAAAAGCATTGGAAGAAAAAACCAAAGCCGATACAATTTTAACTGAGCAACAAATCAGAGATGCCAAACTTTCAATCGCACAAAGCACGGTTCAGGGATTGACGGCACTTAATGTGATATTAACCGCTGAAGACCAAAAGCGTCAAAACATTCAAAAGGCAATCGCATTGGTGGAGATTGGAATTGATACTGCAATTGCCGTGAGTTCATTAAATGCTGAATCCGCAAAGGCATCTGCAAAAGTGGCTGGAATACTTGGACCAGCAACACCGGTATTCACCGCAGCATACTATGCACAAGGAATTGTTCGCATCTTGGCAAATGTTGCAAAAGCAAAGCAAGTGCTATCAGGTGGCAAGGCATCAGGTGCTGGAGGTGGAGGAGCAATGGGTATCAATGCACCAGCAATGTCAGCACCAAACATCAGCTCATCACTTCCGTCAGTAAGCGGATTTGATACAAAGGTTTTTGTGACTGAAGGTGACATCCGCAGAACAACCAATCGTGTGGATACTACGAGAAAAGTGTCCGTTGTAAAATAACGCTATTTAAGAAAGATGAAGTTACCAGTATACCGATTAGACATAAATGAGTTTGACGAAGAGACCGGCATTGAGTTCGTTTCTTTGGTAGAAACTCCAGCCATACAAAAGGACTTTCTTGCATTTGCAGAAATCACCCAAAGGTTTGAAATCAAAGACGAAGAAAAACGCATCGTTACAGGTGCAGCAATGATTGCTGATCTACCAATCTACCGAAGGGATGATGTTCGCGGTGAGTACTATGTGGTGTTTGACAAGGAGAGCATCTTCAAGATTGCAAAGAAGTGGGCAAGGGGCAACAAGTACGATGCGGTGAACACTCACCACAAAACACCAATCGCTGATGGGGTGAGCTTATTTGAATCATACATCATTGATCGTGAACGGGGCGTTATGCCACCGAAGGGATTTGAAGAAGTTGCCGATGGTTCTTGGTTTGTTTCATACCTTATTGACAACGAAGATGTGTGGTCAAAGGTCAAGTCAGGCGAGTTCAAAGGATTCTCAGTTGAGGGTGTTTTTGACTTTCCGGTTGATGCTGATGAACAACTCCTTGAGCAAATGAAATCAATCCTTTCCCAATGGAATGGCAAATAAAATTGCAACACTCAAAACAAAAACCTAATTATATAACAAATGAACGCAAAAGAAACATTGAAGGAAATCCGCACAATGCTTGGATTCTCTGACGAAGAAATCAAAGTTGAGATGGCAACCGCCACATTGACTGATGGTACTGTAATTACTTACGAAGGCGAATTGGCAATCGGAACTGCCATCTTCGTTCAAACTGCTGAAGGTGACATTCCAGCACCTGACGCAACTCACGAAGTTGAAGGTGGATTGTTGGTGACAACCGTTGGTGGAATGGTTACTGAAATCGTTGAACCTGAAATCGAAGTTGAAGTTGAAGCCGAAGAGTTCGCAACCGTATCTGCATTCAACGAAGTAGTTGCCAAGATGGAAACTGCCATTGCTGAATTGACTGCTAAGGTTGCAACATTGACTGCATCAAACAACAACCACAAAGAAGCAATGAGCAAAGCAATCGACTTAATCGAGAAAGTTGCTGACTTGCCTTCAGAAGAACCCACAAAAACTCCAGTTTCAAACAAAAAGAACGACCAGTTTGAAGCATTGAAAAGATTAAAAAACTCACTAAATAAATAACTAAAACTATGGCATTTTCAGTCGGATCTCTCGTTAATTACAACAACGAACAATCAACAGACTTGTTGGTTAAAGCATTGTTCAGCGGCAAAACTGCTGCTGCGATGTACGCTGCAAATCAGGTGCAGGTAGGTGTTAAGTCATCTGCTGCCTTGAACATTATCGCTTCAACTGTATTCTTTCAAGCCGATGGCTGTGGATACAATCCAAGTGGTACAACTACCTTCACACAAAGAAACATCACCGTTGGTGCAGTGAAAGTTGAAGAAACTCTTTGTCCTAAAACTTTGGAAGCAAAGTGGATGCAAACACAAATTATGCCCGGTTCACCAACAATGATTCCTTTCGAGGAGCAGATTGGTAACGAGAAGGTAGCCGTGATTGCACAAACTTTGGAAACTGCTCTTTGGCAGGGTGATACTGCAAGTGGTAATCCTAACTTAAGCCGTTTTGATGGTTTGAGCAAAATCATCGCTGCTGCATCTCCAACATTGGCAAACGCTGCCCCAACAACTTTCACAACTGTAACTTCTGCAAACATTGATGACATCTTGGATCAAATCTATGCAAACATCCCTGCTGCCGTTGCTGAGAAAAGCGACTTAGTTTGTTTCTTGGGAATCGATGCTTACAAATTGATGTTGGTAAACTTGAAGAACGCTAACTTATTCCATTATGTTGCTGATGCAGCGACTACAATGGAAATGGTGTATCCTGGTACTAATATGAAGTTGATTGCCGTTGGTGGTTTGAACGGAACAAACAAATTGTTTGCCGGTTCATTGTCAAACTTCTTCTTAGGAACTGACCTTGCAAACGAAGAAGAAATCGCAAAACTTTGGTACTCTGAAGATTCTGACGAAGTTCGTTTCCGTTTGACTTTCAAGTATGGTGTGCAGGTTGCATTCCCATCTGAAGTTGTTTATTTCACCCTTTAATCTAAGGTAGGATGGCTTGTTTATTAACATCAGGATTTACCCTTGATTGCAAAGAAGCAATCGGGGGTATCAAAAGCATCCACCTAATCAGTTGGACTGCATCAAAGTTTACCGTTGTTAGTGGTGTAGTAACCGCAACAACTGTGGTGAGCGGTGATGTATACACTTACGAGCTGCCGAAAGCAACCGGATCAATGACAAACACTACAAATGTTTCGATTGAGAACGGCACATCTTTCAACCAAGCCGACATTGCGTTCAAACTTCGCAGATTGTCAACAACCAAGCGTAACGAGATGAAACTTCTTGCACAAGGTCAATGCTATGCAATCGTGAAAACGAACAACGATGAGTATTGGTTGGCTGGTAAGGACTTGGGTTGTGATGTGACTGCAATGGTCAGCAACACGGGTACTGCAATGGGTGACTCTACTGGATACGAGGTGACTCTATCCGCCATTGAAGCTGAAGCACCATTCATCTTGCAAAGTTCGGTGGTAACCACATTAGGAATTTAAGTACGCTTGATTCATAGAGAAAGGGGGTGGGCATTTGCTCACCCTTTTTTGTTACATAAAACTCAAGTCGCTATTTTGTATAGATGTTGGTAATTAATAAAGGGCAAACGAAATTTTGGTATTTGACTTTGACGGAGAAAGCGAGTGCAGCATCGTATGTATTTACCTTCACTCACCGACAAACGGAAACGGTATTAACAAGAACCTTGACCGATGTCAGCACACAAACTGAGAGATACAACAAATTCCAATTCATTGAAGGCACAACCGGAACACTCTTGGAAGGTGAACACGAGTATAGTGTAAGCACCAGCGGTGGAACACTTTGTGAAATCGGAATCTTAAAAGTAGAAACAACATCAAGCGTAACACAATACACACCAAACTTAACTGAAAAAATACACACAATATGAGTAGTTCAAATGAATTTATGGCGGGTTTTACTGGATGTAAAGTCGTTTCAAACACAAGTGCAAACACGGGTGCATTTCGTGGTTTTATCGTCAATGCTGATGCCGTAGTAAGTGCAATACTTGACAAGTCAGGTGCATCACTTTTATCCTCTTTGGGATTGAGTGGCGTGACATTGAAGCAAGGAATCTATATTGCAGTAAGCGAGGACAATCAAATTTCTTCAATTACTCTGACTTCGGGTTCAGTTGTAATGTATAACATCTAATGTTTGGCGTTGGTGTTGGTGTAAGGGTTGGCGGACAACGCTTTGGCGGAGATGCTGGTTTTGATAGCGACTATCAAGCCGTTTTGAATTATGCCACTACGCAAGGTTATACTCTACCAAGTGCGGGGCAACAAGTGAAGCAAAATCAACTTGTATTAGATTTGAAATCGGGTGGTATTTGGAGCAAGTTAGACACTTTTGCGGTTTTTGCTACCAATGGAAATATAGATTTTGCGTTGATAGATTGGAAAAGGTTAAGCCAATATACCGCAGTAAATAGTCCTACTTTTACTACAAATGAAGGTTTTACGGGCAATGGCACAAGTTCATATGTTGATACCAATTTTAACCCGTCAACGAGTGGTGTGAATTATACATTAAACAACGCTTCAAGATACTTTTTCCCTCACGCTTTTGTTAGTACGGGCAGAATTGATGGAACTACATCAACAGCCGTAAATTCAATCGTAAGGTCTTCACTTGCAACCCAAAGAATAAATTCTGGTAGTGGTAATTTGGCTCTTTCATTTGATTACACCGCAGTAATTAACCCTAAATCAATACATAGAACATCATCGACAAGCGTAGATTTATTTAATGGTACTGCAGGCACAACGGGTGTTCAAACATCAGCGAGTATATTAAATTCCAATCAATTTGTATTAAGGTCTGCAACGAGTTATGGCGCACATACCGCTTCCGCTTATGCGATGGGTGCTTCATTGGTTGCTGAAAATACCGATTTTGTGAACGCTTACAATACTTATAAATCAGCAATATGATAATTGTACTACACCCCAACGCAGAACAATACAACGCCTTAAATGGCTATATGCACAATTCAAGTGAGTTGTTATTTGTCAAAGATGGTAGCGATAGATGGATAGTAGGATTAGAAGTTTTAGACGATTCTAATTTTGCGGAAATTCACGACCAACTCGAACAACTTGAACGAATTGAATTTACACCTTCCCAAGAATAATGAAACACTTTGACAATGATACAACGGCAGCCATTGCAACGGCTATCTCAGGCAGTTCGGCAGTTCTGCATTTTGCAAATACTTGGCAACCTTTGTTTGCACTTGTGTTGGCTCTTGTTGGTATTGTTTCGGGGTTGTTTGCGATTCGTTACTACGCAAAGAAAATTGATGCGATAGATGGCAAAGGCAAATAATATCAGCACCTTCAGAGCAAAGCCAAAGAATAAGCTCCGCAGACATACCAAGCACATAAACAAACACAAGTCGTGCAAACCAAAAAGAGGACAAGGATAAAAGGTTATTTTGAACCTACACCCAAACGATTCAGAGTGCTTGGTGATTCCATTGCCGGTGCATCTTTGTTTGTTGCCAGTTTGAACCTTGACCATCCCAAGTTGATGTTGATTATAGGCATCGCTGGTGGAGTTGGAAAGTTCATCACAAACTTCTTCACCGATGAAACAAATTAAGTTCAACGGATTCTACAAAGAAGAATGTCCGAAGTCACAAATCTACTTGCATCATACTGCTGGGGGTGGTGACGGAGTTGCAACCTTTCAATTTTGGGATGCTGATCCAATAAACATCGCAACCGCCATTGCGATAAGTCGCACGGGTGAAATCGTGCAAGGGTTTTCGTCTAAACATTGGGCGTATCACTTGGGTTTGAAATCTGCTCACTTCAAAGGAGTGCCATTCACCAAACTTGACAAGACATCCATCGGCATTGAAATTTGCAATTGGGGGTATTTGGTAGAGAAGAACGGCAAGTTCATCAACTATGTGGGTGGTCAAGTCAAAGATGTTTGCAAACTTGACAAGCCATACAAGGGATTCACCTATTTTGAGAACTACACAAAAGAACAAATCGCATCAGTCAAAGAATTGTTGTTGTTGTGGCGTGACAAATACGGCATTGACCTAACTTATCACGAGGATATTTGGGCGGTGACAAAAAGAGCTTTGTCAGGCAAGAACGGAGTGTTCACTCATAACTCAGTTCGTGCAGATAAAATTGATGTTTATCCCCACCCCGATTTGATTAGTATGTTGCAATCACTTTAAGTTGCTATTTACTTTCAATGATCTTCCAAAGAATCAACTTTCACGACAATGTCCTTCCCGTTTTCAAGGAAAACAAGGCGAAAGGATATGTGACTTTTGGTGCTGACAACTTGTATCCCGATTTTTTAATTGAGTTATTCAATAAGTCACCCAAGCACAATGCCATCGTTTCATCAAAAGCATCGTATGTTGCTGGTATTGGAACAAAGGTAATCGGACAAAACACCGTTGACATCGCAAAAGCCGAAGCAAAGATTCAAGCGATCAATGCTTACGAAACACTTAACCAAGTTAAGAACAAAATAGCGTATGACCTTGAGTTGTTCAATGGTTATTGCTTGGAGGTAATTTGGAACAAAGCAAAGACGGCAATTGCTGAGATTTACCACATCCCTTTCAAGAATATCCGCAAAGGACTTGAAGGCGAGTATGTGTATTGTGAGGATTGGACTGACCGCAAAGCGGAGCAAGTTCACTATCAGCCATTCAATGCAACCACAAGAGAATCAAAGTCACTTTATTATTGCCAATTCTACCGACCCGGACAAGGTGAATATCCTTTGCCTGATTATGTTGGTGCGTTAAAATACATTGAGGTTGACACCGAGATTTCAAATTATTATTTGAACTCAATTAAAAACGGATTCACCGCACAAACTCACATTCAGTTATTCAAGGGAATTCCAACACCTGAAGAAGCTCGTGCAACTGCTCGGAGATTCAAGGAAAACTATCAAGGCACGGACAATGCCGGTGGACTGATTATCCAATACAACGATCCACAAGAGAAAGAATCAGTCATCAGCAACTTGCAACCATCGGACTTTGACAAGCAATTTGATTTGCTAAATAAGACCGTACAACAAGAGATATTTGTTGCACACAAGGTAAATTCTCCGATGTTGTTTGGAGTGCGTGTTGAAGGTCAATTGGGCGGTCGTAGCGAGATGATTGAAGCATACGAGATGTTCCAACAGTCATACATTGAACCAAGACAACAAAAGATTGATGATACTTTGACTTACTTGTTTGAGTTCATCTCTCCAGTTCGTTTGGAAACCATCAACAAGCCACCAATCGGAGTTGATTATGTTGCTTTGTTTACTGCTGGACTATTGACTCAGAACGAAGCTCGTAAAGAATTGGGATTTGAAGAGATTGAACCAACCGTTGCACCCGTTGCCTTGTCATCACAAAATCCTTTTGGATGGGATGATGAGCGTGACTTGGCGGTGTTTATGAAGTATGGTGAACCTGCTGAGAACTTTGAACCGATGAAGTTTGACTTCGCATCTGCGATTGAATCAGCCATCTTGAATGTGTTGAAAGAAAACAAAGGTTTGCAGATAGGTGACATCGTCAACATCACAAAACTTGACCCACAAGTCGTTGTTGATACCATTGCAAAATTGAACGATGCCAAGTTGATCAAGGGATACAATCAAGGTCTTGAAGTAACCCCAAAAGGATTGGATGAAATCAGTCAGTTGCAAACCGAAATTGTTGTCCGTTACAAGTACGCAGTAGCACCAGGAATATCAGGTGGAATGATTATACCCGGTTCTCGTGATTTCTGCCGTCAAATAGACCGATCCAATCGTGTTTATTCTCGTGCGGACATTGACGCTATGTCTGCTCAGACAGGTATTGATGTTTGGTCAAGGCGTGGTGGATGGTATCACGACCCCGTGAGAGATGTCAATGTCCCACAATGCCGACACGTGTGGAAACAAGAACTGCTCAGAAGGATAAAGTAAATGTGGCTACAGAGAATTGATTTTGCTATATATAAGTATGAAAAGAACAATTTACATATACGGCTTAATCAATTCTTTAACTGGTCAGATATTTTATGTTGGACAAACTAAGCGACCAAAAGCGAGATTAGGTGAACATATCTCAAAAAATAAAATTGAAAACAATTTACAGAAAAAAGAATTGATTGAAAGTATAATGGATAAAGGAGGAAAGTTGTTGTTTGTTGAATTAGATAAAACAACAGATGAATCTGAAGCATTTACCTTAGAAACAAAATATATTAATTCATTTAGCAATTTGGTTAATATGATGGACACAAAACTTCCGTCAAGAAAAGGTCAACTTGCTACCGAAGAAACGAGGAAAAAAATGTTTGACAGTTCGCCATTAAAAAAGAAAGTTGCAATGTTAAGCCGTGACAATATCGTGATTCAGATATTTGAGAGTGTGAGACAAGCACATAGAAAAACAAACATAGACCATCGCAGTATTTCTGCCGTTGCTGGAGGTTCAGCAATAAGGAAAAGTGCGGGTGGTTATAAATGGCAATACGTATGACAAACTTTGTATATTTCATATCAACCACTTTCTTGAAGGATCAAACGCCTTTGAACGACAATGTTGACGATAAGTTGCTGAAGTCAGCAATCAAAGAAGCTCAAGAGATTTATATCCGTGATGTGATTGGTTCGGGTATTTACAATCAGTTGCAGACACAAGCATTTGCAGGAACTCTCACGGGATTGAACACAACCCTTTTGGATTCATACATCGCACCTTGTTTGAAGTATTATACTTTGACCGAAGCAATGTTGCCAATGACATTCAAGTTGATGAACAAATCGGTTGCATCTCGTGAATCTGACAATGCTCGTGCCGTATCCGTTGAGGAGATGACATTGATTGAAGGCAGATATCGTGACAAAGCGGAATACTATGCAAATAGGTTGCGTGATTATCTCCGTACAAATACGAATGATTATCCATTGTTCTTGAATCCCGGCAATACGATTGACACCATCAGACCGAAATCAACTGCATTCAGCGGAGGAATTTATTTACCACTAAGATATGACGATTGTTTCTTCAACTATGACTTCCCCACCGACGAGAACAAATAAGTGGCAGAAAAACAACGAAGCCAAACTTCTCAAATTCCTAAAAAATGACATTAAACCAAATAATCAAAAAGATTCAGACCGCAGCCGAAAGCCATAAAATGGTCGGCAAGTTTGGCGTTGGTCAGCAATCTAATTTGACGGTTGAGAATGTTGAGTATTATCCTTTGGTGTGGTTGTATCCAGATGGCTTCAATTTGCAGTCAACTGGAAAGTTGATGACATACAACTTTGCATTGATTGTGATGGATCGTGTGTTTGAATCTGAGAGCAACACAATTGAAGTGTTGTCGGATACTGCACAAATTATGTCTGACATTTTTGCGTTGATAGAAACCAACACGGAATCCGATGGTGACTTTGAATTGAGCATCAACGGAAACGCATCCCCATTCTATGATTCAAAAACTGATATACTGGCTGGATATGCAATCAACTTCCAAGTTCTCACTCCTTATCTCTCTAATAGTTGCGTTGTACCTGTGTAGTGTAATTTGGGCGATGTTCAATTTTGAAGAACATCCAAAGCCAAAAACACTATTGAAGGTAGAAATGCACGAAAGAATCGTGGAAAGGGAGAAAATCAAACGAAGCGTTCTAATCAAATATCTTAATCACTTGGATACAATCTACCTTGATACATTCAAAAGTTCGTCAGAAGGTCTGAAACAAGCAATTGAGATACATCGTACACTTGACACAACTCTATGAAGAAAAATAATGTCATCAAAATTGACAAGCAGTTTGAAGAAACGAAGGTTTTATTGATTAGTGATTTGCATTGGGACAATCCAAAGTGTGACCGGGTAACTCTAAAACGACATCTTGATTTGGCACTCGCTGGAAACAATGACATCCTAATCAACGGAGATTTGTTTTGTTTGATGCAAGGTGCGTATGATCCACGAAAG